AATAATATATTTCTATGGCAAATAATACTGTAGGAGAAAAGGAACTAAAAAAAGATTGGCCAGTTGTTACAGGGCTAGATGCTGATGGCAAGCATGAAGGCAGACAAATAAATCTAGTTCCTACCAAAGGCAGCTTAGTTTCTAGAAGGAAAAAAGTTGGTCTCTAAAACAAAAAGATTATTAGGGCAGCTTAAAGACAAAAGGCAGTTTGAACCAAAGACACCTATAGCAAAAGATATGTACTTGCCTAATCTTTCAGGTGTAACTAAACATCCCGAGTTTAAAAACTTAGGGTTATCTATCAATTTCTTCATGGATGGTGGCGGAGCAGTATTAGATACTGGCATCCGAGGATGGCTGCAGGTTGATTTCGACTGCACAATATTATCAGCTACCTTGCTAGCAGACCAAAGCGGCTCTATTGTAGTAGATATCTGGAAAGATACCTATGCAAACTATCCGCCAACAGATGCTGATTCTATTACAGCCTCAGCACCGCCTACAATCACCACAGCAACTAAATCTACTGATTCAACCCTTACAGGATGGACAACTACAATAAATGCAGGAGATATTCTTTACTTCAATGTGGACAGTGTAGCCACTATCGAAAAATGCCTATTAGTACTAAAAATTAACAGGTTATAATATGGTGCAGGAAGATTTCAACACCGAAAATGGTGATGAGGACGGAAGAATAGTCAATGGACACGACTGCGGCTTTTCAGTAAATAACACAGCAAATGAAATGTACACTGGCAGCCTAACTAAAATCTGCATCAATGATGGAATGCGTGACGTCTGCCGGAGTTACATGAGCTTCAATACTTCAAGCATACCAAATGATGCCACAATTACTGCAGCTTCTGTCTTTGTCTATTTTGTTGGGAGAGTAAAACCAAAAATCTTTCTATGGGATGCAGGATATACACAACTATTAAAAGCAAACGTAAGAGATGACTTTATTGGAGATGAATTAGACACCGGAGACTACACCATGGGTGGAACTAATTTCTATAGTTCAGCAGCATTCAAAAACTGGATAACTGCAGGGTGGAAAGAATTCGACGGTTTAGAAAACTACATTAATGTCACCGGAGACACCGACATTATGTTATACCCAAATGATGGATGGGAAGATGATTGTCAAAATAATGCAAAACACTATTATCTACGATGGAATACAGTAGAAAAAACTTTTCCAAACAGAAAACCTTACTTAAGAGTTACCTACACAGTAAAAGAAAAAACATTTGTTACAATATTAGGAGCATCTTGAGGCCTGCAGCCGGCAGAGTTAATCTAAAACAAAGGGGGTTTAAAAGCTTTCAGCATTGATTAAAAGTTTTAAGCAATGTGCATACACTGAGACAAGTACGGGCGAAAGGTTTATATATATGCTTCCCCTAGATTATATATATAAAATGGAACTAACAACTAAAGAAGAAGATCAAGTATTGGAAGAAGGAAGAGAAAAAGACTATGCCAAAAAAAGAAATAAGCAGATGTAATATCTGCAAAAAGAGAACCGACGGAAGAGGACATTTTGAATTTAGATACGGGTTAGATACAGTCATCCTCTGCGGACATCATGCAAAAAAGGTTTGGGACAACATCCAAGAAGAAATAAAAAGTCATACTCTTAACGGAGAGGAGAAATAAAATGAATGTAGAAACACAAAATGTAGAAAATATCCGAGAGGAAGTAGTCCAAATAGGAGATCTAGCAAGTAAGTACATCGACAAATCAGTAGGAACTAGCTTTGAGATAGAGATACAACAAATTAGACAGATTAATGTTTTAGACGCTAAAGATCCTAAGCATGACTACTGTTTATCTGGTGTAGACTTTTACTACGAGATAGACTGCCTTATGGAAGGACAGGAGAAGGTTTTAAGCATAGGTGCTTGGAAGCTTTGGAATGCAATAAGAGCTGTTACAGAGAAAGCTGGACAGATAGAAGGCACTAAATTGAAGGTAAGTCATACAGCAACAGCTAAGTATGATGTGGAGTTGGTGGAAGAATGAGCCAAACAATGTATACAAGCTATGCTAAAGACATATTTATTGCTTTAGTGGACAAATGGCTACCAGAAGACAAAGACGAAGCTAAAAAAATGATGAAAGCAGCTATAAGTTTGATAAAACAAGCTAGAGATGCTTTTGCATAATAGTTTATCGCCAAATAAACTAACAGAAATACATTGTCAAGAGCAGTGGGGTAAGTCCTCATAGGTCATAGATAACCTCCCAGTTTTCTAGCCCTGCTGCTTTTGTCTTTATAATCATGTCAAAGATAAAAGTATTTATGAAGCTATGCGAGCAGTTAGGAGTGAAGGAAATCACCTTTGAGCAGGGTGCAGATATCCCAGACACATGGAGAGCTTATTTAGCTGATAAGAGTGATATAGTGCTAAAGGATGAGGTAGTTCAGCCGTAAGATGGGAGAAGGAATCGTAGTCGGAGCTATATGTGAGATATGCGGTAAGATGATTGTAGACAAGGATAGAAAAGGACTACTAGGATTACTTGATTTCATCATCTTTAGATGGAAACTAAGATATCATGACTGTAAAAGACACTAACACCTTCACACCGAAAAGACCCACAGACCGAAAGGCTTAAATAGTTATAACTCCATGTTTGCATACAGCAAACATGACTTCTTATCTCATAATCCTCTAGTCCTGCAAATATGGGGGTGTGAAGGCTTTAGGCAGGAAAAAGGTTGTTACAGACCTCAGACAGCCCTAAATCAGATGAATTAGTAGGTGTTGTCGGTGGATGTAGAGCCTGCAGCAGCAATACAGCCAGCCCTTATGGACTGGATATTAGGCTCGATTCACCTCATACTCCTCTCTCGCATTATGTCCCGACCACCCACCCCTTCTATTATATCCCCTCCCTCCGGTCGGGTAGTTAGCCCACTGCTAGCGCAGTGGGAGCGTTTACCCATATTGAGTGAGTCTTAATCGTTTGTATTTATTTCTTTAGGACTTCGCACGAACAAATTAAAAAAATTATTTTCCAAAATAGAGCTAATAAAAGATAAATCTTTAAGTACTGGTGACGTTATATATGTTCTGCTAGTTGGAGGTCTTCTTGGTCTTTCTTCTTTTCTTTCTTTGGTTACTTTCTTTCTTTTCTTCTTTCTATATGTGTACCCCCTAAATCTTTAAATAGTAGGGCAACCATATATATGTAAAATGGGAATAATAGAACAAAGAAAGCAACAAAAAGCCAGTAGAATAGCATCAATTAAGGCTGCTCTGAAGGCAATTAAGAAAGAAGGACTAACTCTAGACTACACTGGTTTGCTAATGGAGACTATGAGCCAGTTCAAGATCTCACGCAAAACAGCAAGAGAAGATGTTCAACAGGCAATGCACGAACTTAAGACAACTAAACAAAAAATGATAGATGGAAAATTCCAGCTGAAATTGAACCTATGAACGAAATTTGCCCAAATTGCCAAACAAAATTGCTCTTTGTTTTAGGACAATGGAGATGTCTTGCTTGCGGATATGAACATAGAAGAAGAGGTTGGTGGGAATGAAGCTAGATACCTGGCAACAAGAAGTTCTAGACACAGAAGGCAATATATGCCTTAGAAGTGGACGACAAGTAGGGAAATCAACTGTTATTGGCATAAAAGCAGCTAAATACGCCTTAGAAAGCCCAAATAAGCTAATAATGGTAATATCCAAGACAGAACGACAAGCATTCTTGTTATATACCAAAATTCTAAGGAATATCGTAAATACGAACAAGACACAGATCAAAAAAGGCAAAGACAGGCCTACAAAGAGCAAAATCCAGCTAAAGAACGGCAGTGTGATCCACTGCTTACCAGCAGGAGACACTGGTTATGGTATCATGGGTTTCACAATAGACCTTCTAATCGCAGATGAAGCAGCTTTTATCCCAGAAGAAGTTTGGGCTTCTATCATTCCAGCACTAGCAATTACAAGAGGTAGCATTTGGTTGCTATCCACCCCCTTTGTGAAGGAAGGATACTACTACAGATGCTTTAATGACCCTTCCTTCACAGCGTTTCATACCAGTTCAGAGGATTGCCCACGAAAAGACCAAGCTTTTTTAGATTACCAGAAGAGCTGGATGACAACAGCACAATACGCTCAGATGTACAAAGGAGAGTTCGTTGATGAACTAAGACAATTCTTTCCAGACTCACTAATAAGAAAGTGTTGCACATTAAAGCGAAGGCCTTCTATCATCAAAGGAAGGAAATACTTCATTGGATGTGATGTAGCTCGTATGGATCGGGATGAATTCACCTTTGAAATCGTTGATAGAACAGATAAAAGAAAACTAGAGCATATAGAGAGCATAGTAACCAAAGGAGTTCCCATCCCAGAATCAGCTAGAAGGATAATGGCTCTAAACCGCCAGTACAATTTCAAGAAGGAATATATTGACAGTGGTGGGATGGGTATAGCTGTCTGTGATATGTTAAGAGAAGATAATGCTAACAGAAGAAAGGTTGTTGAAATCAACAACGCTTCAAGAAGTATAGACTGGGAAGAACACAAAAAGAAGATTATAAAAGAAGACCTATATAACAACCTCAAAAGATTAATGGAAAACGGAGAGATACAACTCCTAACCGACGACGAGATCAAGCTAAGTTTAAAGAGCATACAGGGAGAGCATCAGAAAGACACTGGAAAGCTAAAAATATGGGGAAGTTATAGCCATATAGCAGAAGGACTAGTCCGTGCTGCTTGGTGCGTAAAAGACAAACATTTAAATATATATATAATCTAAGATTAGAACATGGTACACACAGGTATCTTTGCAACAAGTGATGAAATTCTGGTAAAGGCTGGCGAGAATTACGACACAGATATAACAGAAGCCAGGATAAACGCCCTATGTTTACAAGTAGAAAGCACTATTAACTGCATAACTCGCAGAAACTGGAGTGATGACTATGCTGGTTTAAACGCTGATGTCAAAGGAATTCTTTCAGAGATTGCCAGCAACCTAGTAGCAATCTATATCATTGCTTTTAATATGTCAGGCTATACATCAAGAATATATGCCGAATCTATGATTAATGTTTTAAGAGATGCAGCACTTAGAGGATTAGCTGTACTTAAAAATAAAAACGTGGAGACCTTTATAGATGGCGAAACATGATTGGGTGAAATATCCTGAGCTAACAAACTCGCAAATGGCAGAGTTAGAATTCGAATCACCTCATAAACAGATCAAAGAAGATTTCCATGCAATAGTAACTAAAGTTCATGATGGAGATACAATCACAGTAAAAGTTGATTTCAGAGATTTTGAATTTCCAGTTAGATTCTTAAACACAAATGCCCCAGAATTAGGAGAAGAGGGCGCAGAAGAAAGCCAAGAATGGCTAGAAGGCTTGATTCTCGGAGAACCAGTGGATATAATAATAGACCCTAAACAGAGAGTAGGGAAGTATGGAAGAATATTAGGTGTCATAATGCTTTACGGAATAGATGTAAACGACCATATGGTACAGTTAGGCTATGCAACAACCTTTGATAATAGAGACGAAGGAAAGCTACCTAACATAAATAAGGAGTTGATTTTAAAACTAGAATGAGTATATTTGGAAGCAGTGGGTTTTTTGGAAGTTCTGGTAATCTAACAAATATCTCTGGTGTTCAATTCTCCCAAGAAGCAGAAAACACAAAAAGAATAACTTATACTTCAACAGCTGGTGGGTGGGAAACTGTTTACACAGTTCCAGCAGGTAAGAATCTATTCATAGGCTCGATAATATTCCTAAACGTAGGCGGTGGGGCTTTAACTATGAGGGCTAGACTAGAAGCCACAACAGAATTATTTAGGGGTAGCATAATAGCAAGTGATACTGAAAAGATAGATTACCCAATTCCAGTACTAGCAACAGCTGGCACAGTAATAGAATTTGACGGTGCAGCTGCAAATAGCATAATAACAATCTTAGGATGGGAAGCTTAAAATGAGAGAAATGAGAATAGACAGTGCAGTAGCCAGCGATTTATCAACGGCTATGGATAATTTTTCAGTTAGTCCTGAAACTACAGACGGAGCAAGTGAGGCAGGAGAAACTAGATGGACAAATACTAACTGGAGTACATATTTCGGATATTACAAATCAATCCCAGAACTAGCAGCATCTATAGATGCCAAAGCAACATGGACAGTAGGTAAAGGCTACACAGCTTTTGATGAACCAACAGCTTTACTCCTATCAACTATTAAAGGATGGGGCAAAGATACTTTTAACACTATTCTAGAGAACATGATTAGAACCTATCATATAGGAGGAGACGCTTTTGCAGAAATAATAACAACAGAAGATGATATCCTAGCAAATCTTAAACCTTTAGATCCTTCAACAATAACCATAGTGGCTGATAATAAAGGACTCATCAAAAGATATGAGCAAGAAAGTAAAGTTAGTGGTAAGAAAAGTGTCAAGAAATTCCAGCCGGAGAAGATATTCCATTTAGCAAGAAACAGAGTAGCTGATGAGATTCATGGGGTTAGCATGATCCCACAAATAGAAAATATAATTCTTATGAGAAATGAAGCTATGGCTGACTATAAGAAAGTCATGCACAGAAATGTAGCTCCGTTGTGGATATTCCATTTAGATACAGACGATGCTACTGAAATAGCAGCATTCAAAACAAAATATGATAATGCAAGGAAAGATGGGGAGAATATGTATATCCCTAAAGGAACAGTTGAGCCGGAAATAGTCTCTGTATCTGGGAATGCTACACTAAACCCATTGGCATGGATAGAAGCTCTAAACCAGTATTTCTTCCAAGCTACTGGAGTTCCTGACATTATACTTGGAAGTTCAAAATCGTTAACAGAAGCTAGCAGTAAGATAGCCTATTTAGCTTTCCAGCAAACAATAGAAGAAGAGCAGTTATACATAGAAGAGCAAATACTAGCTCAGCTAAACATAGCAATTAATTTAACGTTCCCAGCTAGCTTACAAAATGAAATGTTAAGTGATAAACCTAAAGAGGAACAAATTCCTCAACAACTTACACCTCAAGCAGGGCAGCCAATAGGGGTCAATAATCCTAATATTCAAGCAGAAAGAATAGCAGAACCAAATGATTTAACTGCTGAAGTGCAGGGGAGAAGATAATGTCAAAGAAAAAAATAGATTGGAGAGTGCTTATAACGGCAATAATATGCTTAACAGCAATTGAGATTTGTGCTTTATTCAATGGAATAAACGGGACAATCATGA